ATGCTATGGAAGTAGCAGGCGCAAGCCGTGCAGCAACCATTGGCACAGCCCTGCATACCTACGCAGAGAAACTAGATTTGGGACAGGAACTTGGACCTATCCCAGACGAATGGGCCGGAGACATCCGAGCCTATGAGTCAGCAACAAAAAAACTAAATAAGATTTACATAGAACAATTCTGCGTGCTAGACAAATACAAGATTGCTGGCACACCAGACAGACTTGTTGAATACAATGGCGAGTTGTTCATTGCAGATATAAAGACAGGTCGGATAGACCACCCTAATAACATAGCAATTCAGTTAGCAATATACGCATACGGCTCCCCGTATGATATTGCTACGGGTAGCCGTGGCTCTTGGGGTAATGTCAACCAAGAGAAAGCAATCATTATCCATCTTCCTGCAGGCACAGGCTTGTGCAAACTAGTCTGGATTGACATCGCAGAAGGGTGGAAGGGATTACAATTCGCTATGAAAGTCAGACAGTGGCGAGACAAGAAAGGTCTCATCACTCCAATCCCAGAGCAAGGAGAAGATAGTGTCATCAACTGAGGCACCAATCAGTATCACAGTTAAATCAGCAGCAGGTAGTTTGATTACCGTCCGCGCAGAAACAGGAGCGCAACTAGATAACCTTGTAGTTGATGCGTTGGAAGCAATCAAGTCTGCCGTCACAGAACTAGAGAGCGCATCAAAAAACTTACATAGCCCAACAGCAATGACACCAGCACAGGTGGCAGCCAGTTTGGGCGCAAGTATTATCAACACAGAAGTTCGTGAGACAGGGAATACATATCTGGCTCAGGAATATTCAGCACCAGAAACATCAGCACCATCAATCGGTGGTCGGGCTTGCCCTCACGGTAAGATGACAGCGATTCAGGGAACAGGTAAAGACGGTCGTATGTATCGTGGTTACTTCTGCCCTGCACCCAAGGGTGCATTTGATAAGTGCAAGAATGTTTATGCCAGAGTTGGCACACCAGAGTGGAACACATTCGTACCAGACCAGGTTAAGTAATGTGGATTTGCAAAGTAATTGGACACGTTTATTGGAGTTCACTTATCAACGGAAAAATCTATTGCACTAGATGTGGTAAAGAGGTAGAACTTGAGAACTCTAAAACGTAGCATTAGCAAAGCAGAGGTGGGGGGAGAACCATTGCCCCCCGCTTTTGCGGCATTTGAACGAGCAGGAATTATTCTGCGCCGTGCAGAAATCACAATGATTGCTGGCACTCCTGGTGCTGGTAAGTCATCAGTTGCACTGGCAATCGCAGCCAGAGCCAAGGTTCCTACGCTGTACTTCAGCGCAGATACTAATGCTCACACTATGGCTATGCGATTAGTTGCAATGTCTAGCCGTATCTCACAGCAAGCAGCAGAGCAATTGCTTAAGAAAGAACCAGAGAAAGCAGAAGAAGTATTGGTTATCAACAACCATCTCTTCTGGTCCTTTGAGTCTACGCCTACTCTAAAAGATTTAGATGATGAGGTGTCAGCATTTGAAACTGTATGGGGCAGAAGCCCTACGCTTATTGTTGTAGATAACCTAATGGACATAGCAATGGATGGCCACGAAGAGTTCCAAGGTATGCGAGCAGCAATGAAAGAGTTGAAGTACCTTGCAAGAGATACCAACTCAGCCGTGCTTGTCTTGCACCATACCAAGGAAGGCTTTGAGGGCTATCCTTGTCAGCCACGGTCAGCCATTCAGGGTCTGGTCAACCAGATACCAGCAATGGTTCTGACTATCGGGCAGATGAAACAAGGTGACGAGACCTATCTCTGCGTAGCCCCAGTCAAAAACAGATACGGGCGAGCAGACCAGACAGGTAACAACTATGTAAGTCTTGCCTTTAATCCAGACAATATGTACCTGGATGATGTCCAGGTCAAGTATATGCAGGAGCCGATGTATGGAAACTAAAGTATGGGACAGCACTTATTCACAAGCAGACATTGAAGTACTAATAGGTAGAGCACTCACAGAAGGTGAGTGGAATATAGTTGTTGATGAGTTGTATAACAATGACGACTTGTATAATCAAATCAGTACCAAGATATATGAGATAGCAAGGGACGCAATAGGACTTGAGTAATCCAGCCAAACGCAAGGGCAGCCAAGCAGAACGAGATGTTGTTGCTTGGTTAAAAGCCAATGGTTACAAGTATGCAGACCGCAGACTCGCAGGAGCAACCTTAGACAAAGGCGATATAAGCGGTGTGCCAGGTGTAACTATTGAGATTAAGAACCACGCAAAGATGGACCTTGCAGGTTGGACAGCAGAGTTAGAAGTAGAAATGAAAAACGATAGTGCTTGGACTGGAGTAGTTATACACAAACGAAAAGGGAAAGGAGATGTAGGCGAGTGGTATGCCACGATGCCAGCGAGTGTCTGGTTAGCACTGCTTAAACAAGCAGATGGAAAAACATAGCATTGAAGATTACTTACTTTATGTAGGCGCCACCCTGCCTGCGAGAGGCAGTGGTTGGCGCAAGATTAGATGCCCGTTCCACGGAGATAAACACGCATCAGCAGGTGTCAACTTTGATGAGAACAGATTTAAATGCCACGGCTGTGGAGTCGGTGGCGATGTATACGACTTGATTATGTATAAGGAAGGAGGTAACTATCGTGAGGCTGTCAAATTCGCAGAGACAATTTCTCCTACAGGCAACACAACAATACGCCCAGCACATTCACCTAGCCGCAGACTATCTGGCAACGCGGGGTCTGTCGGTAGACGAAGCCAAGAAGTTTCATTTGGGAGTAGTGGACAATCCATTACCAGGTCACGAAGGCTACAAGGGTAAGTTAGTAATCCCCTATACCACCCCGTCAGGCGTCGTTGACCTGCGGTTTCGTTCAATCCACGGAGAGGACCCCAAGTACATCGGCCTGCCAGGAGCCAAGACAACTATGTTCAACGCTCAGGCAGTCCTAACAGCAGACCAATACATCTGCGTCACCGAGGGTGAGATTGACTGCATCACAGTAGCAGCCAAAGGTAATCACCCAGCCGTAGGTATACCTGGTGCTAACAACTGGAAGCCTTACTACAGCAAGATACTAGACGACTTTGATGTCGTCATTGTTCTAGCAGATGGTGATGCACCTGGCTTAGAGTTCGGCAAGAAGATAAGCCGAGAGTTAGGCAATGTAAACATAGTTCAAATGCCAGAAGGGCACGATGTCAATAGCATTGTTATACAAGAAGGAGTTGAGTTTCTGAATGACAAAATCAGAAAATGCTTGGGAGGATGAACCGGAAGATACAGTATGGGATTACATCAAAGATAACCCACTGATGCTAGGGCTACCCCTATCAGAGACCAAAGGTATAGACCTACTCTCAGCACTAAAAGATATTTACGAAGCCAACAAACGAGACAGACAAGCAGCCCAGATGCTGCTCACCCTACTAGCCAATGTCTTAGTAGCAGCAGTTCAAGGTGATGGCGAAGAGGTAGTGGAAGAAGTATTAATACAAGATGCAATGCTAGAGTTTGACGAGAAGTTAAGAGAGGTGCTGGATGAAGGACATTAAAGACCTAGATGAAATCCTCACGGAACTAAAAATTACTATGGTTCGCAAGCACCAGGATTATGGGCCATACAACATAGCCAATGCTCCAGGCGGTGCAATGAATGGGCTAATCATTAGGATGCACGACAAGTTAGAACGGTTGCAAAGTCTTTACTATAAAAAGAACGACACGCCGAACTATGAATCTATTGAAGATACCCTAATTGATTTGGCCAACTATGCTATAATAGGACTATTAGTGCAAAGAGGACAATGGGAAGGCACAGGTGGAGGCGGAGTATCTAAACGAGTATGACACCCTAGTGGCGTCACTCTCCATTGAGTATCACAGGAAGTACCCAATGGTTGAGGCTCTGGATATACAGCAGATTCTCTGGATGTGGTTCATCACCCACCCCACAAAGTATGTTGAGTGGTCTCAGTTAGACCGCAAGGATATGGACAAGTTGATAGCAAAGTCCCTGCGCAATGCTGCTATCAAGTTTTGTGAGAAAGAGAAAGCCAAGGCAGTTGGCTACGAGTTGCTAGATATCTACTACTACGACTCCTCAGTAGTAGAAGCCTTCCTGCCCAGCATAATTGCAGAGTCATACGAGATACCTACCAAGATTAAAGACCTGAACTTTAAGTTCAACAAGTCAGAACCCAGCAATGACGGCAACAACTGGCTAGTTCTACGGTCAGATATAGCCAATGCTTTCTTCAAACTAACAGAGGCTAAACAGAATGTCCTTCGGGTCAGATTCAGCACAGACAACAGCGAGTGGAGCCTGGTAGCAAAGGACCTTAAGACAACAGTAGATGGCGCAAGAATGAAAGTTCAGCGTGCTATCAATTCATTAATTAGAAATCTAGGCGGATGGAGACCATACCCTGATGAAGATGTACAACAAATGGAACAGGACGATGACGGAGAGTAAAGACATCCGTGAGTTGCTTCGTCGGGTAGACTACAGCAAGGCAATGGACCTGCGGGATACACCGATAGGTGACATCTGCGTATGTGGCTGTGAGGTATTCGTAATGTTAGGTGGATTTATGGACGGCGAAGTTTCTTTTTATTTCCTAGATGGTGAGTGCGCATCCTGCGGAAGTATGGTCACACTACCCACACCAAAGGAGGAAGACGATGCCTGTCTATGAATTCTCCTGCCCAGCCTGCAATGTAATAATTGAACAAGAGTTTTCTGTATACGTAGACCACATAATCAACTGCGGTAATTGTGGTATCCGTATGGAGAAAAAGTTTTCCCCAAACCCAGTCCACTTCAAAGGCACTGGCTTCTACAAGACAGGTGGCTAATGACACTAGAACCTATACGCCAAGTAGCAGGTGACGGCAAGCGTGAGAAGATTGCAGCCCAGGCTTTAGAGCAATACTTTCAGGGCTGGAAGTTATACGGCACACCACGCTTTTACTTCTCAGACTTTCACATCTGCCTACAATGGGGCAACGGTAGGGAGAACTACATCGGAGACCTAGAAGTCAAGTGGCTCAAGACAGATAGCAGCAAGCCAGCCATCTTTCCATTCAACAAACTACAGCAGATGATGATTGCTCCACCATACACAGACAACGAACATTCCTATCACCGCATCTGCTTCAGATACTCAGACGGTATCAGTGTGATACCAGTCAGCCTACTAGCCGGAACAGAACCAGTCTTTCATACCAGATGGGACACTAAGGAGCGGGACCTGGTAGTCTTTTACAATGCTAGGGAATACCCAGAGTACTGGCACAACTTGGTAATAAACGAATGAAAGAACAACAACTATTTGATTACATCAAACAAAATATGTATAAAGATTTAGTCAAATCTATTGGGGTGTATGATACTTTTGACTGCACCTCAGAGGAACATAACCTGTATATAGAATTAAAGTGTAGGTACAAACACTACCCTGAACTCTTAATAGAGAAGTCTAAATATGACCGACTAAAAACCCAGGCTCAGGTCCAGGCTATGATTCCCTTATACATAAACTCAACCCCGGAAGGTCTATGGTCATTCAATCTAAACCAGATAGCAGAACCTACCTGGAGCAACAGACCAATGCCAGCCACTACAGAATTTACCAACACGGAAAAGGTCATCAAGACCGTTGGCTTTCTAGATTTGCTAGAAGGTACTAAGATATAACTAAGTTTCTGCTCGGAAGGGGAAGCCAGCAGAAAGCAGAAAAGACCCCTCTACCTATATCGGACTAGGTAAAGGGGTCTATTCGTGTCTTAAATCGCCTTATACGGCCTTTAAAAGGCTACTCAGCGCCACGTCCAAACTGCGTGGCAGATGGGTCTAGCCACTTCAGGACAGGTCCAAGGAAGCCAGCAAGCGCTGCGGTCCCAAGAACTTTAACATCAGTCTCACCAGCAAGGTAGAGTGCAATAGCAGCGGCTGCTGCGGCACGGAACCAGGTCAGGGATACTTGCTTTAGTGTTTCCATTAGGTTGCCTTTCGTGTTATCTCAAACGTGTGCACCTTACAACAGGTACATATCGCCTTTGTTTCAGGTAGCAGGATAGCATCTTTTGCCACCTTCTTCTTAGGCTTAGGCTGCAGACTCGCCACAACCTGATTGAGAACTTTGGGTTGATTCAGCCACCAGAACCAAGGGCTAGTATCATTAGCGGAATCAGGGTTGATAGAAATATGGAGGTGCTTATCGTGAGGGTTGCTGCCAGTATAAGGACGATTTCCAGCACGAGCCTTATCACGCGCCCATATCTTTTTGTTAAAGATAAGATACTTGACACGTTCGTCCTCCTTCAGTTTCTCAAAAATTACAGCGCAGTCAATCCCATTCTTAGGGTCGTGGGTTAAGTCAACAGCCAGACCAGTATTGTGGTCTGAGGTTGGGTTTGTTTTTACGTGAGCAGCCGAGGGCAACAGCCCGTCGCTAGCCTTTTTTCTTTTCGGGACAAGCGCAGTCGCCTGTCGGAGGACAGCAAGGGCAGCAGGGCTTGGCTTCTTTGCGAGTTTCATTCATTTCCTCAATGCTTCCTTAACTAAATCTGTTAGTAGGTCAACCTTCTCTTCAAGATGATTAACCTTGTCTTTGATACTTGACCCACCATTGGGCTTGAGTTCTGAGAGGTAGTGTTTTGTTAGATGCTTAACTCCCATAGCAAGTGCTCCGATGAGAGTTGTAATCGCTACGGCTAGACCAGCCCAATCAGCAGGATTCATTTTATACTGTCCTTAAGGTAACTTCAATGATTCCACCAAAGCCAGAGAACCTCTTATCTGGTGGAGTCAGACGGGTGAATGAGATTTGTTCAATAGTAACCTGACGAGACTCACCAGTAGATGTAGTTAAGTCCTGCCAGTTGAGCACGTCACCGTTTGCTTCTGCATTCTCCAAAGCGCGGAGACGGTCAAGTGCTCTGCCCTCATATCCTGTGACAACATTGAACCTATCGGTCTCAACGTCATAGCAGAATACGGGAAATCTAAGTACCCGTTGCCTAGGTGTAGCGATAGTTGCTTTTACTTGGTAGCCCTTGAAGGTAGGGCCAGCAGTTATTGTTGTTCCGTCCCTTGTTAGTGTGAACTTAAATGCTACAAACTCCTGTGCTGCTTCAGGCTGAGTGGTAGATACTTCCTGAACTGCAATGTTTGTGTCGTAAGAGATGTGCTCATACTCTGTGCCACTTTCGGTGACTGTAGAGACAGTCATAGAACCATAATCAAATGTACCTCTGCCGATAATGCGACGGAAGTTCTTAGGTTCTAATGTGTTGTATCTGATGTTACCTGTCTGGATGTAGCCAGTAGTTATCAAATCGGCATCATCTTCCCAATAGATGTCCCCATCAACTGCCCCAACCTTTGCGGTTGTGTAAGCAATCTGGTCAGTCTCGCCCAAGAAGGCGCAAGATGTAGTTGGGTGTCCCGAATCCCCTGAGTAATAAACATCATTAGCCCAAGCAAAGCGGAGTGGTTCAATCTCAGCACCTAGGTCAATACGGATTAGGCCAGCATCCCCAGCGACAGAGGTAGCACACCAGACGAATCTGTCACGGACAGCAAAGTCGTGGCAAGGTTGGCTAGTCTCAACGATTAGTGGGCCGTAGGTAATAGAACCATCTTGGTCAGAGACTGTGGCTACACGGATACCTTTGTCGGTTCCGATTAGCATATAGCCCAAGTAATACTGAATCTTGTAGATACGCTCACCATCTGGCATCTCTGCTGCTGTGATGGCTGAGGTAAGGGTAGGCATAGCACCTGATGTATTCAGGGTGAACTTGTAGATAGAAGACTTGATACCGCTATAGGAAGATACATAGATAGCAGGGCCTGATGCAGTGATAGATGTGTAGACAATATCTGTATCTGAGTGTGTATATACCGGAGTAGGTAGCGCTGCTGCGCTAGATGAAAACTCATAGATATTATTATTGATGCACATAATAATACGCTCTTTGACGTAGTTCATTACAGCATTAGATACAACAATACTGCTTGAGTTAAACATCTGAGTATTGGCTGTAGCAGAACTTGCAGTAAGAACTTTCTTATATACAGCAGTCTTAGGTACACCTGAATCCAGAATACGAGTTACCCAGAAAGCATTAATTCCGTCATCACATATACCATAAACCGGATAATCTGTACCAGCGTTATAGTCAACAAAGTGAGTTACTGTGCCATTGGTATCAATCTTATCTACGTCATACTCGTCACGAAGCAATACACCATTGGTGCTGCCCCACTTGATAGAGCGTAGATGTTGCTGGCTGCGACCATTGGTAGCAAGAGTACCTGTGACTTCGTGGTCTTTGTTGCTATTGCGGAGCAGTGTTACCTGTCCCTTAGTCCAGACATTGACACCTTTAGAATCAAAGAACCTATGCTGAACCGTCTCACCTGCTGACGGGTCATAGAACTTGATACCGCTACCGTTGTGGAATGATGACTGACTGCGTAGCCACCAACCTGTGAGTGACTGTTCGCCTGGCTCTGTGCCATTGTCAAACTGTTCCTTGCGGAAGGGTGCTGTCTGGCGGATATAAGGACGACTATCTGAGATAGCGTAGAAGAAGGGCAAGCCACCAATAGCAGTGTCATAGGAGACATCTGTATTCTCCCAAACGGAAGAAGACGAGACGATACCTAAGTCAACAGCAATAGCAAAACTACTACGGCCTTCGGTAATATCACGACCTGGCATTATGCTCCTTTAATGAAACTGATTGTTACTTGCTTAGTGCTGCGATTTCTTCTGCGGTTAATCCAAGTGCTGCAAGTTTGGCTTCAGCGTTTGCTTTGGCAGCAGCCTTGGCTGCAGCCTCTGCTTCTTCAATAGCCTTCTGTTCAGCATACGCCAAAGCATCTGCTTCTCGCTGAGCGATTTCCTCAGCAGTTAGTTCAACCTCGGTGATTGTTCCTGTTGAACAATCTACTATGACTTTGTGCATTGTTTTCCTTTCCTAACTGTTCTTGATTCCGTAAAGTGTGGCGGTGGAGTATTGGTCAAATAATGTTCCAGAATAAGGAAGCAAATTCACTTGCGTAATAGCCGATGTGCTGTTCCATAAACCTGCTATCAAACTCGCATAAGCGGCAGTTGCATTATTTTCAGAGACACCATCACTAGAATACGATTTATAGTTACTTCCTGCGTAATTTGGAATGTAGATTTGTATATTTCCAAAGGTTGAGGCAGTTGCACCAGCAGCAGTAGGCATCTCAAATAAACCGCTATTAGTAATAGCAGGCGCATCTGATACCGCGCTTGTGCCGTTTCCATACAATCTGCGAGAAGCAGTATAATTACTGCCACTATCAGAATTAAATCTAATGCGCCCAGTATCATAAACTTGAGTTGCTCTATTACTTCTTATAGATAAATGCAATACTAAATCTGTCCAAGATGAAGCAATTCCAGTAAAGTCAATACTGCTCGCCCCACCTGCTCCCACTTCTACTGTGGCTATTGCTGTATATGTGGTTGCCATTATGCCGCCTTTATGCCGTAGAGTGTGAAGGTTGAGCCTGACTTGAAACTTCCGGCAGTTGGATAAACTCTAATTGTGGTAATGGCTGCTGTGCTGCGCCATAATCCAACAATAGCCCTAGTGACGGCGCTTGTTGTGTTTTGCCTTGCTAAAGCAGTTTTGTAGGTTGTGCTGTTTGAGTAATTCATAATATGAAATATGTTTGCTGGTATTTCGGTAGTGAAAGCAATACCTAAAGGCATACCTGTTTGATTTGTGTCGCGGTCGCTTTTTGCTACGCTGCCGTCACCTTCTAGGTTTGTCCTAGAATAATTGCTGCCGGTATCGTTGTTAAATTGTAAATATATACCAGCATTAGAAGTGCTGGTTGCGATTGCGACAATAATTAAATCGGTGAAACTGCCACTAATCGTAGAGAAAGTCACATCCGCAGTAGTTGTGCTAAGCGTTGTCGTTGCTATCGGTTCATAAGTCGTAGCCATTATGCACCTTTGATTCCGTAGAGGGCGAAGTGGGAGTGTTGAACCAACGGGTCGGTAAACAATTTAATTGATGTAACAGCGTTTACATTGCGCCAAGCGCCAGACTGAAAATCAACAGCACCAGTACCATTTTTGTCAAGTCCAGCCAAAGTTCTTACCGTTGTATATTTATTTGTATTGGCGTAATCTAAAATATCAATAACAAAAGCGCTAAAAATATTTGCATCAGATGTTCCTGACCTTGCAGAAGTACCCGCGTATAAGTTTACGGAATTTACATCACTACCTGTTGCGACGGCGACTCCGTTTCCATTTAAATAATGACTGTTGTAATTTGACCCTGTATCGGAATTAAATTGCAACAATAAATAATCATAACTACCTGCTACATAAGTATTTTTTGCTATTCCTCTAATTTGTAAATGTTTATAATCGGCAGGAATTGAAGTGAAAGTAATATTAGCAGCGCCACCTGAGCCGATTGTGACTGTGGCGATACTTTCATAGGAAGTAGGTACGAAGGTGTCATTACCTACCAGCAGGTTACCTCTGCGTAGTTTATTCTTTATGCTGACTACAGCCATTGATTACCTCACGCTATCCCGTATAAAGTTGCTTTGGAGTATTGAACAAAATTATTCGCACCAAATGGTGCTAGAGTAATACTGGTTATGGCGGTTGTTAATGTTGCTAATCCGGCTACTAAATAAAGTTCATCATAGGCGGTTGTATTTGTTTCAACTGCGCTATCTATGCTGAGTGATTTGTTATTACTAGAAGTGTAATTTGGAATATAGATTGAAGTATTTGCAAAAGTGCTACTGGTGGAACTGGCTGCATTGGCGCGATAATATTGGTTATTTGAACCGGAACTTGAATCAACAGTACCAGTATCTGCTCTTAATCTTCTCCAAGAATAAGTAGGTGAGCCATTTAAGGTCAATGTCACAATTTCATTAAAATCCGCTTTAGCAGTTCTTAAACTTGTAAAAATAAATAAATCAGTATAAGTTCCGGGAATACTGGTAAATTGAATGTTAGCCGCACCAGCAGCACCCACTTCTACAACAGCAATCTTCTTATAGGTAGTAGTTGGCATTAGTTAACCTGCTATTCCGAATAGGGAGAATGTGGAGCCGGAAGGTAAATTGGCAGCAAGCATACCTATTGTAACTGAAGTTATTGCGCTTGTGCTGCGCCATAGACCTACTGTTGTCATTACTCTCGCTCCAACAACGCTTGTTCTGCCTAAAACAGTTTTATATGTAGTCGTATTGCTGTAATTTTGTAGATTTACAATTTGTGTTCCGGCTGAGGCACTTCCGGTGAAACCGATATTAGTGTGCGGTTGGTTGGACGCTCTGTCTGATGTCGCTGTGCTTCCATCGCCATATACTCTAGTGACTGAATAATTGTTTCCGGTATCACCATTAAATTCCAGCGTGAATCCAGAATTTGAAGTTGTTGCGCCAACATTACAAATCAAAACAAGGTCAGCATAACTACCAGTGATTGACGAGAATGTAACTGTGGCAGCAGCGCTACTCAGCGTTGTTCTTGATATTAAGTCATAAGTTAGCATCGGTCACTCACTGATTCCATATAGAGAGAAGCGGGAGTATTGCTCAATACTTGCTGCCCCTTGGTCGCTTTTAAGCAATATAGAAGAAATAGCATTTGTGTTTGTCCAAAGCGAAGAATCATACATAATATAACCTGGATAATTGGAATAGCCGTTATTGTCATAACCGCCCAATGCTCTAACTGTTTTATATTTATTTGTATTGGAGTAATCTAAAATATCAACTACGAATCCTGAAAAAACATTTGCCGCGTAAGTTTGATTTTGCGCCAATGTAACATAGGCATAACTAGTTGCCCCAGAATCGCCAGCATTAACTGCTGCGCCCGTAGCCTGAATATAGTGAAAACGATAATTTGAACCAGTATCAGAATTGAACTGCATTACACAACTTGATAGACCATAATTAGAACTGTGCGTTGAAGAGTAGATGCCGCGAATTTGAAGATGAGAATACCCCGAAGGTATGCTATTAAATTGAACATTGGCAACGCCACCTGCGCCGACTGTGTATGTGGCGATACTTTCATAACTGCCAGCGCCAGCAGCCGCAGCGCCGGATTCAAAAATGCTTATTACGTTATTAAGCAACTGCGCCCACCACAGTCCAAGCGTTTGCAGCAGTCTTAATCGCTGCCGCGCTCTTGTATTGTGCAACTGTTGGAGCAGCAGCAGTAGCACCTGCGCTGGTAACGGTTGTAGTGCCAGCACTTGCCGCTTGTATCGTCAAGAGGTCTGCACCTGTGTTAAGGAATGAAATCGCAGTACCAACTGGGAAATCATAGGTGGCATCGGTTGGGATGCTTACGGTCTTTGTCCCAGCGTTAGTGGTAACAACTAAGACTTGGTACTGGTCGGTAGATGCAAGCGTGTAGGTAGTACCGCTCTGTGAGTTGAGCGTGAAAGCCACTAAGCCGTTCATCTCGCTTGCTAATAGCACGTCACCTGTGCTGAATGGAAATCCGGTTGCCATGTTTCTCCTTAGTAGCTTAAAGCATCGGTGTCAAGTATACCTTGTGATGCGCTGTCCAGTATGAAGCCGTCA